CGTGGGTGCTGTTTGGGGTATTGCAAGGTCTCTTTCGGGACTCTCCCCTGGTGTGTTTACATCTAAATGCTTTCTCTCACTCACCTTGGAGGTGGACATTATGGCTACCCTCAACACGAGTGTTAAAGTACCATACAAGACTGGTTATCAACGTGGTGGTTCGAATACTATAAGTACTTCGTTCGCACCCGCTAATACCCAGTCAGGTTCTTCTAACCTTAATTGGAGAGATAAAATTGCACGTGGTGAAGATGCGTCTTCCAATTACCAGCGACTAGTTACAGAGTTTTCTCAGAAATATATTGAGTCAGCTACTGTTTACAATTCTACTGGTGTTGTGTCGACGGCTAAAACTTACGTGCCCCCCTCAAATGGTTTCATATCTAGCATTCCGTCTACAAGTGAAACTCTTGCTTGCGACGACAAAGCTTTGAAACATTTGAAGGGACGATTGGCAAATGACACGAAACAATTTAAAGCTCTTGTCCCATTGGGTGAGCTTAAAGAGACTCGTGGTCTTATCAAATCCACTGCCAAAGCTGCAACTGGGCTCCTCACGGGGCTCGTTGCGCTTAAGCATGGAAATGTGAAAGACGCTGCCAAGAGGGCTGCTGACGCGTGGCTACAATATAGCTTCGCGATATCACCCACCATTTCCGAGGTTAATAGCTTGGTCGACTCTATCTCGTCATATATGGCGAAGGAGAGCTGGTCTGCTAGGTACACCGGTAAGGGTAGTGTGGTATGGCATGATCGTTCAGGTACTCCTTCTTCTCTATCTACTGGGGCTTATGGCTCTGGTATTAGATTAGATGTGGAGCAATGGCATCATTCCTACAGCGTTCAATACACCGCGGGTGTCATTTATGACACTTCTTCCGCTAATTCTTATTCCCTACCTAAGTCTTTTGGACTGACGTTTGGGGATATTATACCAGCTGCTTGGGAACTCGTTCCCTGGTCCTGGGTTGTGGATTATTTCACAACAATGGGAGACTACCTTGACGATACTTTTGTCGGTAGTGCCGGTGACACTGTGTATTGTACTAAGTCCGTTAAATATATTAGAGAATCTAATAAAAACGTCCGTTCTGAACTTACTGACTCAAGGTATTCCTTGTTGTCGCAAGAGCAGATGGACGTTAAAACTAAGATCCTAATTTTTCAACGGGGTTCCCTCGGCACCATTCCTCATCGTTCTTTGCGTATTAAAACGCTTGATGAGATTGGTGTTAATAGTGTTAAACGTTTGCTGAATTTAGCCTCTGTTTTGGTTAAGTGATTATTCTAATCTACGTATTATACTTCGTATTTTACGCATCAGTTTACCTTATACCTGGCCTATTAGAATTCTTCTTCTAGGTGTCAGCTATAGGATTGTTGGGGTAATTCTACCCCTTAACCTTGTTTTTGGAGACTTCCATGTCTTTTAACCCATCTACACCTGTTACGGGCGCTGCCCAAACAGGTTTTACTTCGCCAACCTACACACTTACTACCGATATTGCACCGTCTGCCAATGGCAAACAATTTGCAGTAACGGCTTTAGGTGGTACTCAAGCGAGTGTAGACACACATAGTGTCTCAAAACCTTTTACTATTACTTTTTTCCGTCCTGTACAGCTTAAAACACTGCCACAGGCGAATCCAGTAACTGGTATTATTAAGTCAGTCCCTATTAATCAGTATAAACTGATTACTCGTAAGGGTGCAGCTCCCGCTGCTAACCAGGTCAACATCGTTCCTCGTATAACTACGATTATCGAAGTCCCTGCTGGTACCGACACTTATGAACCTGAGGAAATCCGCGCAATGATTTCAGCACATTTTGGCATAGCTTTCGCTAATAGTGCTGGCATTGGCGATTCCTGTATTTCAGGTATCATATAATTAATAATATTTTTCATTTGGAGATATTCAATGAAAAACAAGGTTTATGCTCGAGTTTCGTCGTTGGACGAAGGTGAAGAACGGTTACGCTCTTTAATTGCTATAACTGAACAGGAACTTACTTCTTATGAAGACACCTATGTTACTAATATTAGCCAAAGTGCCGCAATTCTTAGGCAAATTGAGAGGCTGCGGAAACGCTGCGTTCTCAGTAATGCTGTTGATTTGCGGAAGTTGGCTTTTGACAACTTCCTTGAACTTAACGGAAGCGTCAGTAACACACCCTTGGATCTCTGCTCTTCTTTTGTTTCAGATGCCACCGATTTTATACGGCACGCCCTGGAACGCTATACCTCCAGTATTTCTGGAGATGTACAGAATAGCCTGAATTTAGGGTATTTGTTACAGAATTGGACCTTCGGACCTGGCAGTTCTGCTGGTGTCGAAGGTACTCACTTTTTTGAAAAATTAGTGAGCGATAATTTGACTGTAACAAAGGGTGCCTTACCATACGCAAAATTATTGCGCAAATTAAATCCGCATATCTATCGCTTCGATGCGAATAGGACGTTGGATTTTACCTTGGTAAGGGGTTCAAAATTAAGTTCAGTTCCGAAAAACGAAGATACAGAAAGAACTATCTGCATCGAACCCCTCTATAACATGGCCTTGCAGCTTGCTGCAGGTAAGTATATAGAGGGTGCTCTTCGGGCGGTTGGGATTGATATTAGGGACCAACAAGGTAAAAACAAAAACCTTGCTGGCATTGGGAGCATAACTGATGGTTTAGCAACCATCGATTTAAAAAGTGCTTCTGATTTAATATCCTTGTCTTTAATAAAGACTCTTTGGCCTCCAGAATGGTACGCACTATTCACGGCTATCCGTAGCCCTGAATGTAACGTTGCTGGAGACTGGCATACACTTAACATGGTGTCTACCATGGGTAATGGTTTTACCTTCCCAATGATGACACTGACTCTTTTAGCACTCCTGTATGCAGTAAGTCCATCGAAGAAGAGATTCTTCGTTGATTATACTACGTGTGGGGTCTACGGAGACGATATTATTTGTCCCGTGGATAGCTTTTTGAGTGTTAAGAATGCTCTGGTTAACTGTCGGCTTATCGTCAATGAAGATAAGTCGTACAGTGCGGGTCCCTTCAGGGAAAGTTGTGGTGGTGATTTTTGGTTTGGCGTTAATATAACGCCTTTCTATCTATCTACATTATCTTCTGATCCTGATATATATAACTCAATTAATAAGATCCTCGATTGGTGTGGTAGGAATAATCTATTCCTCCCGCGCACGTTGGAGTTTCTTTTGAGTATGTTAGATGGGAAACCCTGTCTTGTACCAGAATGGATGAACCCCGATCAGGGCGTTCGCACCAATTTGGTTTCTGGACGTTACAGTTACTGGGCACCGGAACTCCGGCGCAAAGTAATTTGCCTCGATGCTGTCGACGACAACTTAGCGTTGTTGTTGGTCATCGGTGGATATGTAACGAGCAGTTCGGGTTCTAAGGTTTGTTACATGCCGCGGTCTAACAAGACTCGGTATGTCTTAGAGCATTCACGATTGCCGAGAGGCTTTTGTGATGGAACCGACTACAGTTCTAATAGTAGTCGCGAGAATTCCGCCGCGGTTAGCCAACTCTTGAGTTGGCTGTTGTAGCGCTGAACTTCAGTGCTGCCGTCCCCTCACGTTGAGGGGGTTTTCTGCGG